CCATGATTTCATTCAAGGGCTGGTTCCGCATGGCAAGGTTCTGCTGGAGCCGCTGCTGCTGGGCCTGATTGCCAAACTGGGCCGCGCCAAGGTTCTGGTTATACTGCTGGGCAGCGGCCTGATTGTACATACCAGCCGATTGCCCAGCCTGACCGTAATTCTGGGCCATGGCGGCATTGGCTTGGTCCTGCGAACTCATGGCTTGGCCGTAATTCTGGCCGATAGCCTGATTGCCAAGCTGCTGGCCCGCAACAGCCTGACCAAAGCCCTGTCCAAGAGCCTGATTAAACAGCCCGGCCTGACCCATGGCTTGACCGTAGCCCTGCTGATTGGCGCTCATATCAAGGCCGATACCCTGCAAGGCAGCCTGACTGAGCAGGTCGTTCTGGCTCTGCTGCTGTTCGCGCATGGCGTTGTTGTACGCCTCAGACCCCGGCGTGATGCCCTGATTGGCAAGCTGCTGGGCAGTAGCGGCAGACTGCTGGGCAAGCTGGGGCTGGAGGCGGTTCATAATGGCCTGTTGGCCTGTCATGCCCGCATTGACCGGCATTCTAGCCACCCCGGACATATCAGCGCCGGTCTTTAGATTGCCGTACTGACCGGTATTTACGCCGCCAGCCTGACCATACGCGCCGGGGGCAACGCTGCCCGCCATGCCGTACTGGCCCATTGCGGGGCCATAATTGACCGGCATCTGCGGGCCAAGCGAAGTCTGGATGTCGTAGCCAGACGGATCAAACTGGGTCTGCAAGGCTCTTTGAAGCGTTGGCAGTGCAAACTGTTCAGCGGTTTCAGATAGCCCCCGTCCAATGCGCTGCTGGGCTTCTAAGGCCCGTTGCGATTCTGGGTTTAGGGTCTGGGTAATGGTCGGCGTGTCAGAGTCGCCAGCCGTGGTAAACTGTGAAATGTCTGGGGCCGCGCCGTAATTGCCATACTGGTCCTGCTGGCCCTGCTGATTTTGGTAGTTTTGCATGGCTTGGTCATAGCCAGCCTGATCTACCTTCGGAGCGCCAAAACTTACAGTCTGGCTGCCATATGGCGTGTAGGTATTAGGCGTGTTCAGCCTAGCCTGAGTACGGGCAGCGGCGATGTTTTCAGTGCCTTGCGCCCGCGCAGCGGCTGTATAGTCTGGTGCTGGCGGTGCTGATGGCTTACCCATATCGTTCTCCTAAATACCTGCAATCAGCCTTTTTCAGCGTGTACAAAATAATGTCGCCGTCCGGTGCTGCGTCTGTAATCCTTGCTTCTTCTGCAAACCCTAATTTCTCTACAAATTTCATACTCTTAGCATTCGCGCTACTTACCGGGACAATGACCTTTTCGACCGCGCATTTGACATAAGCGTATCTAAAAATCGCCCCTATGTATGACCTGTTAATCTGCCCAGTTATAGCTATATGAGCCATAAGCGAGCGGCCATTCCAGTTCTCATACATAATCCCGGCTACAAGTTCTCCGTCCTTTTCAAGCCCGATGGCAGTAGCGGTATCGCCGCTGAAACTGCCGTTCATCTGCTTTGCTACCCAATGGCCCACTTCAGGCCCGCTAACTATACGCCCGCCCATCCGGTTTGATACACCACATCTGTTGAAGCCCATTGTATCTGGATGCCGCTGCTGGCCGTCTTCATCTGGACCGCCCCGCAGTAGCCTATGCCCGTAATGCCAAGCCATGTGTTCTGGATCGCCAGATCAGCGCCCCACAGGGCCGTATCCCAAGTGCTTGTCGCCGCGTCCCAGATGCCATAGGCCGAGCCGGTAAAGGTCACGGGGGCCGTGGTATCAGACGTATCGAAGTCGATGTTCATGCCCACGGAGATGGTCGGATCGCCGTTGGTGAAGATGCTGGGGCGGGCGCGAGTGAAGTACTTCTTAACGCCGCGAGCGCCCATATAATTGAACGCTTGCAGCGTGGTGGTGGTGATATTGCTGGTATTGTCAGTGTAATTGTCATCCCAAGCATGGCCGACATAGCCATCTGAGCCAAAATACGGCTCTTCGCCAAGCGTTTCCCAGCAATATGCTGCCCAGCCGATAAATTGGCACCATGACTTTGTGATGTTGTTCATCACATACTGCTGCTGCTGGCCGTCAGCTACCGGGACATTGATCCAGACAGCGTTGTATTTGGCAGTGCCATAAATCTGCCAGCCGACATCAGCGTGGCTTCCGCCATACTGGGTCGTTGCCGCTGTGATCGCGCCCTGTATCTTGTCAGACAGGGCAACGCGGGGGTCTAGGCGGCTAGATTGCAGCGATGCGGCGAATGGCAACAAGCCGTCATATGTCAGTACCAGCAGGTCGCCGCCGTATTTGAGCATGACGCGAGAGCCAACGGGCGAACCTACGTTCCAAACGCCTATTAAGGCCCATGTGGCTGCGCTGGCCGGGTCTGTGCCGCGAAAGACAACCACTTCGCCTTCGCTGGTAATAAAGGCAAGGTTGTCATCGACGCCATAGCCAGCGTCCAGCGTCCAAGTGTCCAGATCGACTAAGCGACCGCCAAGACGGCAAATCGAACTCATGTCAATATACTGAGCCGCGCCGCCGATAGAGCTAGTTGGCAGATACCAAGCCTTCAGCGTGTTTTTCTCAATGAACCACAGGCGGTTCTTGAACAGCGTGATATTGGACAGGTTGTTGTCAGTCACGCCCGTAATGGTCGGGGTTGACCAAGTTGCGCCATCGTACAGCCGGGCGTCATCAACGCCATTGACGGCCATAAGGAAGCTGCCGCCAGCCGTGGTGATGTTGACGTATTCCCAGATGCCATTGGTCAGGCCGGACACAACAGGCGAACCTACAGCCCCGGCGGCGGTTACATCGTAGATTTTGCCTGTACTAGTGACGGCAAACATCTTGGACGTTGCGCCGCCGTTATAGATCAGAATGGTCTGGGCTTTGCCATCAAGGCCCGTGGCGTGTTTGGTATAGCCGCCGCGCATGGTCAGGCTGCTGACCGTTGGGAACATATTGATGAGCGTTACAGCGTCCGTAGGTTCCATGTTGGCAAGGCTGTCACGCGCGTTCCACCCGCCCAACGGGGCGGGCAGCGACTGCACTTGGGCCGCGTTGCCTTGGACTAGGGCGCGTGGACTAATTGCCATATCCGCTATCCGGTATGTTGTCCCAGCCAATCAGAACGGTGCCAGGGCGCGGGGCGAACGACAGGTTAGCCGCCGACGTATCCTGTGCAACGGAAGTCTCAAACTCCGTCAAATAATCGCGGTAAAGCGCCGTAGTATCAAAGCCCTTGGCCTGGAAATATTTCAGCTTAGTTGACAGGACCATAAGACGGTCAGGGTAGATGCAAGTATCGCTGTCAGCCGTAAAGCTATTCTGTACAGTGCCGTTAGCGGCATTAGCCCAACCCTTGCTGCGATACTCGAAACCCAGATACTCGTTAGTCGAGTTACCCGGCCAAATCTGGAAGTAACTGCCATACAGGCGCCAGCGGATACGCGGGCCTGTGCTGATAAAGCCGCTCAGAAGCCATTCCCACTGCTGGGCGCTTTCGGGGCCAAGCATTTCCCAATGCTTGCTCTTGTCCCACTGAGTACGCGGCACGATGCTGTCGTAATCGCTGGGCAGGTCGTATTTGACCTTCTGGAAATAGATCGTGCCGCCGGTCACAGCCTGGGCGGAATACTGCGAAACAGTGACCTGAGTGGCGGAATCCACGCTGCTAATAAATGTGGCGTTGGGGAAACCGGTGCCAACAACCATATATGTAGTGTCCAACCCGGCAGTGGACGGGATGCCGGTGATGGTCAGGGTCGTCGTCGTGTAGTCACCCGTCGTTGTCGTGTATTCCGTAAAGAAGCTGTGCGGCTTGCTCAGTTCACGCCAATCAGCTTTACGCAGAAGCTCGTAACCGCTGGCGTTCATAAGCGCCAGAATCTGCGTAACGTCTTGGTTCGTGTTACCCGCCACCGTTGCCGGTGTAGGGACGCCTAGTTCATTGGTGACCTGCTGCACCAACTGAAGCATCGTCGTACTGGACATCTACATCTTCCTTGCGTGGCCGACCCGGCTTGCGCTGGGACATGAGCAAAGCCATTTGGGCTTTCAGCTCATCCAATTCGCTACGGGTCTTTGCCAATTCAGAACTACTTTCGGAATGATTCTTCTGCGTAAGGTAAGCCTTTGCGCGCTCGCGAAGTCCGGCGGCACCCATGCCAATACGCTGCAATTGGGCGTCCGTAGCCGTCGCAACCTGCTCGACGGTCTGGAACTTCAGAATCTGCAATTCTGCCATCTGGTGGTCATTGAGATCATTGGGGGCGTCATTGTTCCAATCGGTCAACTTTGTGCCGATAATCTGGCCGTCGTCGTTCTTGGACTGGAAATAAAGCCACTGACGAATAAACCGTTCCTTGTGATATTCCCGAACGGGCTGCTCAATGATGTTAGTCTTATCGCCAGGCACCATGATCCTCACAAAAGGCACATCCTTAAATGGAGCCTTATCATGCACATAGAACTCAACGTGCAGGTGAGAATCGGCGTTAGCAATATCGCTATCCAAAGGCATAAATTACTCCTTACGTGGAAGACAGGGCCGCAGTAACAGCCCAGGTGGTGGCGGAAGTGCCAAAGCAGATTGCAGTCTTGGTATTGCCCAGAGCAACACCAGTCGAGCCAGCAACGGCGGCATTCATGGTGACGCCGCTGGTTTCGTTGGTGTAAATCTGCAGCGTCTGACCGCTCAGATTATAGATAAAGACAACCGCGCCAGCTTCGCAGGGCGGCAGCTTCAATCCAGTAGAGGCTGACGATGTGGTAATGGCATTAAAAACAGCCGAAAGCTGCAGAGCAGTCGCCTGATTGGTGCCAACCGCAACAAGACCAGTCGCGCCGTCGCCAGCGATGGAAATGGTCGCCAGCGGGGAATTGCCAGAGGCCAGGATGCGTGAAGGAATAGCCATGATTTGGTCCTTTATTTAGGGTTTTGAACGTAAAACGTGGCATACGGACAGGCATCGCCATTATCCGAATGCTCGTACTCAATGTGATAAGCGGAAAATTTCTCTTGCCACCATTCGCTAGGAAACACGGATAGATGAAGCGGGTGACCGATCAGCTTTCCCATACTATCGTCAAATAGGGCTATTTTGAAATAGCAGCTATCAACGCAATCCATAATATTTTGAATAACATCAGGCACATCCCCCGGCGGGATATGCTCCATAACGTCCGTGCAGTAGCCAATATTGCCGCTGACGCCGATAGGCTTGGTCAGGTCGGCCACCGTAAAGGGCAGATTATTGCCTTCGTCCCGACAATTATCAGCAAAATCAACGAGTTGCACTTCGCAACGGGTAAGATTGGCAATTTTCTTGCCGCCCCTGCCCGTGCCGCAGCCAAAATC